TCGAATCCTCCGTCTGAGGCGTGGAAGCTGGCGCACGCGCACCGAAGCCGGCAAATGCAGCTCGCGGGGTATTGACAGCAAAGAACGCGATGGTGTAAAGTTCTCCGCATCATGAAGTAGGTCGCTCGCTCGCGCCAAAGGGCTGGACGCTGACGCGTATCCGGCGAGACAAGCGACAACGTGAGTCCCCCGTCTGCTGAGTTCAGGCGTCAGGGCCACTCGGAACCCGTTTTCACAACGGGCCGTGTGGCCCTGTCTGCGTTTCTGCCGCTGTGCCTCCGGCCCATTCAACCGGATGGCGCACGATGCCTACACTCCTCGAACAAGCGCGCGAGCTAAAGAATCAGCGCGCAGTCCTCATCAAACAGAACCGCGACCTGAACGACACCGCGGATACTGAGAAGCGCGCCTTCACGCAGGAAGAAACCAACCAGTTCGAAGCACGTTTCAAGGACATCGAGGCGCTGAGCAAGCGCATCGATGCGACTGAGCGCATGGCGTCGATCGGTGAGACGGAGGCTGAGCCAACTGCCGGCCGTCCCGAGAATCGTAGCGCGCCGAAGATGATCGAATACCGCACCAAGGTTGAAGGTCGCAGGGGCCTCCCTGGTGTTGAGCGTCTGTATACCGTGCGCGAGGGCGACGCGGCCGAGAAGCACGCTGCCGCCTTCCGCTCACATCTCGCGACCGGCCTTCACGGCACGCAGGAAATCCGCGCGCTTGAAAACACGAACGACCCGGCTGGCGGATACACCACGCCACCCATGCAGTGGATTGCCGAGTTGATCCGCTCGGTCGATAACGCCGTCTTCATACGGCAGTTCTCGACGGTGACGCAGCTCACGCAAGGCGATTCGATGGGCCGCCCGTCGCTCGATGCTGATCCGGCTGATCCGACATGGACAACCGAGTTGGATGACGGTGACGAGGATTCGACAATGGCGTTCGGGAAGCGCGAGCTCGTCCCGCAGCCCATTGCAAAGAACATCAAGGTCTCCAAGACGCTCCTTCGTCGCTCCGCGCTCAACATTGAAGCGCTCGTGCGTGAACGCCTCGCCTACAAGATGGGCGTCACACAGGAAGCGGCGTTCATGACGGGCACGGGCGCGTCCCAGCCGCTCGGTGTATTCACGGCGTCCGCCTCTGGTATCGCGACGGGCCGTGACGTCTCGACCGGAAACACCACGACGGCCTTCACGGTCGACGGCCTCAAGAACGCGAAGTATTCGATCAAGGGTGCGTACTGGCCGAGGCTCCGATGGATCTTCCACCGCGATGCAGTCAGGGAACTGTCGAAGCTGAAGGATGGCGACGGTCGGTACATCTGGTCCGACTCCATCGTTGACGGGGAACCTGACCGGTTGCTCGGCTTCCCGACGCATATCAGTGAGTACGCCCCGAACACGTTCACCACGGGACTCTACGTCGGAATTCTCGGCGACTTCTCGTACTACTGGATCGCCGAGGCGCTGAACCTCCAGGTCGAGCGGCTCAACGAACTCTACGCCGAGACCAATCAAGTCGGCTTCATCATCCGCGCCGAACTCGACGGCATGCCGACGCTCGGTGAAGCGTTCGCGCGCGTCAAGCTCGCGTAACCGGAGACCAACAACCATGCCACAACTCGACCTCCACAACAACATCAAGGTTTCGCGCGGACTATCGCCGAAAGCGGCTGTTACCGACAACACAGCGTTCGTCAGCGAGATCATTGACACGCAAGGCTACGGTTCGACGGAATTTCTGATTCTGATCGGTGCGAACACAGACGCGGACGCGACGTTCACGATTCTTGTCGAAGACGGCAACGTATCAACGCTCACAGATAACGCGTCGGTCGCTGACGCGTATCTCCTCGGCACTGAAGCCGGACAGGCGTTCGACTTCGACGACGACAACGAGACGCGGAAGATCGGCTACACCGGACCTAAGCGGTATGTCCGCGTCACGATCACGCCCGCGAACAACACCGGCAATGTGTTCATCGCCGGGTGCTGGCTCCAGTCGAACCCGCGCGTCGCTCCACTCACGTAATCCCCTTCTCACTCCGAGCGCATGGCGCTAGACGGACGGCGGGCCGACATCACCCGCCGCTCCGTCGCAGCAAAGGAGCTACTGCATGTCATACCTACCAAAGGTCTACAGAAAGCAGGGCGGTGACGAACTCGTAGTCGCAAGCGGTGGCACGCTTACCATTGAAGCGGGCGGCACGCTCGCGAACGCAGGCACGGTATCACACACCGGCACGCAGACGTTTGACGAAATCGCTGGCAATGACGCGTCACTCGACATCAACGGACTCGCAGCCGCACAGGGCGGCGATGTCATCGCGACGGGTGGTACTTCATCCTCCGCGGGGAACGCGGGTGGTGTCGCCAAGATTGTCGGCGGGACGCCAGGCGCAACGAGTGCCGGTGGGGCCGCGCAGGTTATCGGTGGAATCGGCGGTGCAACATCCGGAACAGGCGGCGCGGCCTCAGTAACTGGCGGTGCTGGCACGGCGGGTAACTCTGCCGGCGGTGTTGCCTCTGCTACAGGGGGTGCTGGTCAGGGCTCTGCCGCAGGCGGAATCGGCAAGGTTGCCGGCGGTCAGGGTGGGGCGACTGGCGCAGGCGGAAAGGCGCAAGTCGTTGGCGGTGCTGGCGGTGCAACGTCAGGCGCGGGCGGTGCCTCGGAAGTCACGGGCGGCGCTGGAACCGCTGGTAACGGCAACGGCGGCTCGGTCGTTCTCACGGGCGGCGCGAAGCATGGCACTGGCGCTGACGGGTGTGTGATCTCCCGTAGCACGCTCCTCGTTAAACAGGGCGCACCAACTGCGAAGACGACTTCTGCGACGCTGACGGCGGCGGAAGTGCTCGCGGGCATCATCACAGTCAATCAGGGCGCGGCGGGCGCATCAGCACAACAGCTTCCGCTTGCGGCGGACATGGACACGGCGCTGCCGGATGCTGCGGCGGGCGACGCGTTCGACTTTTCGGTCATCAACACATCAACGGTTGACGCCGAAGACGCCTCGGTCACGACCAACACGGGCTGGACGCTCGTGGGTTCGATGGACATACACGCGTATAGCGCGGCGGGATCGCTCAACAGCTCTGCGCGGTTCCGCGCTCGGAAGACGGGCGCGGGCGCGTGGGTCTTGTACCGGATCTCATAAGTGTACGCGCAGCGTCATAGCATCGCCGTGACGACGGCCGCGGATGGATCGGCAACGGTCTATTCGCCGGTCGTCACTGGGCGTGTGCTCGCGATTCGGTACGTCAAAGACAGCTTCGACAACGGCCACGACTTCACGGCCACGCTCGATTCAACCGGCCAGTCGATTATGGTCGGCACGGACGTCAACGCATCGACGACGTATTACCCGCGCGTGCCTGTGCAGGACGAAGCGGGGGCCGACGCGACACTCGATGGAACGCGAAAGATGCGTGAGCCGGTTGTTGCCGCGAATGACCGCGTCAAGATCGTCGTCGCCCAAGGCGGCAACGCGAAAGCGGGCTCTTACATCGTGGTGATCGGCTGATGCGCCCCGTGTGTGAGCGCGCAATCAAAGGGCCACCGCCCGAGTCGCGCAACGATCCCAAGGATGATCCACCGCGCAAGGTAGATGAGGCGAAGCGTGGCGGCTGATCTCTGCACGTACCCCCAGCTCACCGGGCGCACGCTCGTCACTGCTCCAACTGAGGAGCCGGTGACGAGGGCGCTAGCCATTGCACACCTGAGAGACAATCCGGACACCGACCAAGCAGACTACATCGACCAACTGATTCCATCAGCGCGTGAAGTCGTCGAAGAAAAGCTCTGGCGGTCGCTCTGTACGCAGACATGGGATTTCTTCTTCGAAGCGTTTCCGTGTGGAGACATCGATGTTCCGTTAGCGCCGCTCCGTTCGGTTGCGTCGATTTCGTACGTCGACGCGGACGGCGTGTCACAAACACTGTCGTCGTCGCTCTACTCGGTTGACGCCACAAGTGAGCCGGGCAGAATCCGTCCCGCTTACAACGAAGTGTGGCCGGCCACGCGCGATTCGACGATGAAGGCCGTCACGGTCCGGGCCGTGTGCGGCTACGGGTCAGCGGCGAACGTCCCGTACAAGGTCAAGCAGGCGATTCTCCTCGTGGTTGGAGACTACTTCAACAACAGAGAATCGGTCGTCGTCGGAACGATCTCGTCGCGGATTGAAGGCGCGTTGGATTCCCTCTTGGCCGATCATATGCGGCCGGTGATTGGGTAGATGCGTGCGGGATTACTCAATCGCCGGATTTCGCTGCAGCAGAAATCGGCACCGACGCCACCCGATCCTGAATCCGGCGCGTGGACGACGACGTCAGCCGTGTGGGCCAATCGCTTCGGGCCGTCGGCCGCTGAGCGGTTTATCGGATCCGAGCGCGCCGCCGAGTCAAGCGTGTTCTTCCGTATTCGGTACAAGCCGTCCGTCAATGAGACGTGGCGCGTGGTCACGGACGACAACGCCGTGTGGAACATCGACGGTGTGTTCGAAGGTGAAGGCGTTCGCACCGAAACCATTCTCGCCTGCTCGCGCTTCTCGCCAAACGAGACGGTCGCGAACGACGCCGTTCATGCAGCGCCATCGAACGACATCCGGCTTTCCATCACGACGCGGCTTGTTGCGCACGCTGGAACGACGGCGCTCATCGGCACCAGGGCATGGTTCGATCACCTACCGCAGGGCGCCGTTCTCCCCGCGTGCGCAGTGCAACTCCTCACGGACGCACCAGGTGAGCACCTCATGGGCGAGGACGCGGACAAGAACAAAGCTTCGATCCGCGTCCTGTCCTACGGAGCGAGCGAAGCAAGCGCGCACGCCGTCGGCCTTCAAGTCTACGAGGCATTGTCGCGGTGGGGCGGCACGTCCGCAGGCATCTCCGTCACACACGTCTTTGCCGACGACGACTCGAAGGACTACGACGACGACATGCAGCGGTCAATCGACAGCCGCGATTTCACTGTGTGGTACGTGAGGTGATGCGATGACTGTTCAACTCCTCGCGCAACAGCAATTCCTGCTGGGCGGCACGCGGATGACGCCGCAGATCAATAAGTACGCGGAAGGCAAGTCGACCGCGAACTTGGACGCGACGACCTTCGGCAATCTGTTCATGATTGGGGAGCCGGGGGGCAAGGGCTGGGGATTCTCTGCCGAGGGGCTCTACGATCCAACAGTCGACGGTGCGCTGTTCGACTTGCACCGGTCGCGGAACGTCCCGTTCACCCTCGCATTGACAGACGGTAGCGCCGGATCTCCAGCGATGCTGATCCGTGCGATGCTATCGCAGCACAATGTGCTAAACGGCACCGTGAACGACCTGGCGCGCTTCGACTTTGTGCTCAACGCCATGTCTCGCCCCGTGCGTGGGAACATGCTGTTCAATACGTCAGCAAGCGGCGACGTCACCGGGACGGCGTTTCAGCTTGGTACGATCGGCGCCACCGCGCTTGCTCATGTCGCGTTGCACGTGGCCTCAGGTACTGGCGCATTCATCGCGAAGGTGCAGAGCGACAGTGCATCGAACTTCCCGTCGCCCACCGACCGCTTCACGTTCGCCACGGTCGCGACAGGCACCCCGTCTGCGAGTGAGTACGGAACAATCGCTGGAGCAGTCACCGACGATTGGTGGCGAATCGTCGCCACAAATCCCAACACCCGCGACTTCGCGGTGTCCTTCGGCATTCAAGCGTAATAGCACCCACAGGAGCCTCTCATGGCCGTCAAAGTCTTTACCAATTCCTTCCTGTCAATCAATGGCGTGGAAATCTCCTCGGCCATCAAGTCCTGTACGATGCCTCTCGCGATCGCCGCGCTCGATGCTACGACGATGGGATCAGCGGCCACGGTCATTAATGAGCCTGGCCTGAAGAACTTCTCGATGTCATTCGACTTCCTCGACGATTTCACTGACAACGAAATCAACGAGGACTTTCACGCGCTCTGGGACGGTCGTACGAAGTTCGCGGTTGCATGGCGGCCAGAGAACACGACCATCGGTACCGGCAACCCTGAGTACCAGTTCACCGGGTTCTTTACGTCACTCCCGAACGGTGGCATGGTCGGCACGCTTGCCGGTGGTACTTGCACACTCGCGAATTCCAGCGCGCTCGTCCGCGACGTCACCCCGTAATCACACTCTCTCACTTCCAACACAGGACCATGGGTCTCTCAAAAGACGCAGTAAAGGCCGTAGAGGATCGGCCAATCGAACAGTTCCCTATGCCAGAGTGGGGCGGCACGGTTGCGATCCGGCCTCTCACACTCGCGCAGATTCTTGAGCTTCGCGACACGCCCAAAGACGGCCCTGACTGGCAACGGTCATGGCTTCGGTTCGGGCTTGTTGATGAAGCGACAGGGTTGCCTAACTGGACCGACGAGGAGATCGAACAGCTCTACCGTGAGAAGCACCCGCAATCGCTGAACAGGTTGCAGGCGCGATTGGTTGAGCTGCACACACGAGGCGAGGGCCCCCCAAAGGGAAACTGACCAACCGCCCCAACCGCCTGTACGCGCACGCCTTAGCGATGGAGTTGGGGATGACCGTGACAAGGATGCTTGCGGAAATGGACGAACAGGAATGGAGGGACTGGCCGGCCTTTTTTGCGTGGCGCGCTGAGGTGCATGACAAGGCGCGCCATGAAGCACGCGCACAGGCGGCAGCAGAAGCGGCGTCGCGCGGACGGTCGCTCTAAGTGGTTGGCCCGACTGTTCGCCTCAACGTTACTGGCGTGAGGGAAGTGCGCGCCAAGTTGCGGCGTGTCT